CGGCTTTGTATTACCCGGCATTTTCTCTGACAACAATCCGGCGCCGTCTGACTCGGCCGATGGCCTGCACTGGTCATTCCCGGACGGCGCGGTAATCGAGTACGAGCCGGAAACGGGTGCGCTGAAAGCGGAAGGCATACAGACCGCAACCATCAAAGCCGCCGTGAAAATCCTGTTCGACTCGCCGGAAGTGGAATGTACCACGCTCCTGAAAACCGCCACGCTCGAAGTTACCGAAGGCGGCACGCTGCACGGCAATATCACGCACAGCGGCGGCAGCCTCTCATCTAACGGCAAGGTGCTGCATACCCATAAACACCCTGGCGACAGCGGTGGCCAGACGGGGGCGCCGCTATGACCGCCAAATATACCGGCATGAGTCGCGAGACCGGTGCGGTGGTGTCAGACCTTAACCATATCCGGCAGTCGGTGCGCGACATACTCCTGACGCCGGTGGGCACCAGGGTGATGCGCCGCAGCTATGGCTCGCTGCTGTCCGCCCTTATCGACCAGCCGCAGAATGCGGCGCTGCGCCTGCAGATTATGTCGGCCTGCTACATGGCGATCCTGCGGTGGGAGCCGCGCCTGAAGCTGACCGGCATCCGTTACGAATCCGCGTTTGACGGCGGCATGGTGGTGGAAATCACCGGCAGCCGCACCGACACCGCGCAGGATTTTTCCCTGACCGTTCCTGTGAGCTGAAACTATGGCAACTATCGACCTGAGCCAGCTGCCCGCGCCCGACGTGGTGGAAACGCTGGACTATGAAACCCTGCTGGCCGAGCGCAAAGCCACGCTGATTTCGCTGTATCCGGCTGACCAGCAGGACGCCATATCGCGCACGCTGGCGCTGGAGTCCGAGCCGGTGGTGAAGCTGCTGCAGGAGAACGCCTATCGTGAGGTTATCCTGCGCCAGCGCATCAACGAGGCAGCCAAAGCCGTCATGGTGGCGTGGGCGCGCGACGGCGATCTGGACCAGCTCGGGGCCAATAACGGCGTAACCCGCCTGACGCTGGCACCCGGTGACGCGTCAGCCATTCCGCCCGTCGCCGCCGTGATGGAGGGCAACGATGATTTTCGCATGCGCATCGCCGCCGCGTTTGAAGGCTTAAGCGTGGCCGGGCCGACCGGCGCCTATGAGTATCACGCGAAAAGCGCCGACGGCCGCGTGGCGGATGCTTCGGCTATCAGTCCGTCGCCCGCCTGCGTCACCATTACCGTGCTGTCGCGTGAGGGCAACGGGGTTGCCGCCGCTGACCTGCTGGCCGCGGTGGACAGCATGCTGAACGATGAGGACGTGCGGCCGGTTGCCGACCGCGTCACCGTGCAGTCGGCCGCCATCGTGGACTATGCGATTGACGCAACGCTTTACCTGTATCCCGGACCGGAGGCGGAGCCGGTGCGCGCCGCCGCTGAGGCCAGGCTTGCCGCGTTCGTGACGGCGCAGGCCCGGCTCGGTCGTGACATTCGCCGGTCGGCGCTGTATGCCGCGCTGCACGTTGAGGGCGTTCAGCGCGTCGAGCTGGCAGCACCCGCGGAGGACGTGGTGCTGGATAAAACGCAGGCCGCGTACTGCACCGGCTACCGCATTGCGGTCGGAGGTTCGGATGAGTGATCGCCTGCTGCCGGCTGGCTCGTCGGTGCTGGAGGTGGCCGCCGCCGAAGCCTGCGCCACGATTGAAATGCTTCCCGTGTCCCTGCGCAGGCTCTGGAGCGCACAGGACTGCCCGGCGGAGCTGCTGCCATATCTGGCGTGGGCGTGGTCGGTTGATCGCTGGGATTCCGGCTGGAGCGAAAGCACCAAGCGTGCCGTGGTGGCCGCGTCGGAATACGTTCACCGGCACAAGGGGACCATCGGCTCAATCCGGCGGGTGGTGGAGCCGCTCGGCTACCTTATCCGCATTATTGAATGGTGGAAAACCGGCGACGTGCCCGGCACGTTTCGCCTGGACGTGGGCGTGCTGGATACCGGCATTACCGAAGAGATGTATAACGAGCTGGAGCGGCTGATAGCTGATGCCAGGCCGTGCAGTCGCCACCTTATCGGCCTGTCCATCAATCTTGATTCCACCGGCGGGCTGCCGACGGCCGCCGCCTGCTACAGCGGCGACGAGCTGACCGTTTACCCGTACACGCCCGAAATCATCACCGCTGGCGGCTCCGGTTATACCGGCGCGGCGGTCCATCTTATTGACCTGACGGAAGTGAGAGCATGACGACTAAATACTTTGCCCTGCTGACCAGCCAGGGCGCCGCGAAGCTGGCCAACGCCACCGCGCTCGGCACAAAGCTGCAGATCACGGAAATGGCCTTGGGCGACGGCGGCGGCACGCTGCCCACGCCTGACGCCTCGCAGACCAGGCTCATCGGTGAAAAGCGCCGGGCGCCACTTAACTCGCTGACGGTGGATGCCGCCAACAGCAGCCAGATTATTGCCGAGCAGATTATTCCCGAAAGTGAGGGCGGTTTCTGGATACGCGAAATCGGTCTGTTTGATGCCGACGGCGTGCTGATTGCGGTGGCCAACTGCGCGGAGACCTACAAGCCGCAGCTGCAGGAGGGCAGCGGCCGCACGCAGACCGTGCGCATGATCCTCATCGTGAACAGCACCACCGCCGTGACGCTTAAAATCGACCCGTCCGTGGTGCTGGCAACGCGTAAATACGTGGACAATGCCGTGATCGAGGTGAAGGACTACGCCGACAGTCTGATGGGTAAACATGTTGCCGCAGACAATCCGCACGGCCAGTACCTGCAGACGGCCAGCGCGCTGGCCGAAATCAGGGATGCCGGGCTGGTTGCTGAACTTCTCAAAAACCTTGGTTTAGGCGAAGCGGCAAAGCGCAGTGTGGGCACCGGCAATAATCAGCTGCCGGACATGAATGCTTTTACGTCATTCAAATCGAATAACGGCTACTTCAGGTTGCCTAACGGGATCATCATTCAATGGGGAAATTCGGCACTGGCTCAGCAAACAACAACCGTTGTTACGCTACCTATCTCGTTTCCAAACGCCGGGCTTATGGCTTTGGCCAATAAGGGATGGGCGTTAAACACTGCCGGAGATTACACCGTTGGCATACAGACCAACGGACCGTCATCCATCAAAATAACAAATACCGGTGCCGGCACTGCTCTGCAGGGCATCTGGTGGCTGGCTTTGGGGTACTGAATGAAAAAATATTCACCTTCCGAAAATGCGTTTTACGACACCGTCATAAACAGTGTCATGCCTCCCGACGTGTTTGAAATATCTGAAAAGGAATGGGGGGATTTGCTGGAAGGTCAGACTCATGGGAAGCTGATTTGCTGCGGTGTTGACCTGCGCCCGTGTCTTACTGAGCAGCCGCTCCCGACAGCAGATGAACTAATCAGGCAGGCAGAAGATAAACGCAGCAGGCTGAGGGCTGAGGCTGATATGGCGATACAGCCCTTACAGGATGGCAAGGATTTAGGGATGATTACAGATGAAGAGGTAAGCCAGCTTATCGCCTGGAAGAAATACCGCGTCATGCTGATGCGGGTGAATACGGGAGACCCTGAAAATATCATGTGGCCTGAACAGCCCGCCCAATAAGAAAGCTGCGTTTTTTTGCACTGGCTCAGTATTCGTTCTGCAGGGTGAAACTGAGCCAAAATTAAAAATCGCCGTCAGCAGTAAGTAATAGCGGACGTTAGTGCTTAGCTTTATACTAGTAAAAAATCAAATTATTATCTTAATCCTCTAATTAAATGGTATATTTCATAAAGTCAACCATTAAGCAATAGGATTATTATGTCTGACGTTGAGAAATACTTACCAACATTGAAAAAGTTATCTAAATTAGACATCCTTTCTGAGAGAGATATTTTAAAGAAGTTCAGGGAGAATCATGATAATGAACCAGTGATTACAAAAAACAGTTTATGTTATGGTTCTTTTTCAGTCAGAGTTGATGATTTAAATTTCTTACTTACCGAAAGGCCAATGTCGTATCTAAACAATCATTGGGGGAGATGTTCAAATATTCAAAAACGTGCAAATCCACTTGGTATAGCGCTACCCTTATACATTGGAGAAGGTACTCTTTCTTCTGCAATTCATAAAATTGAAAACTGTAAAACACCACTTGAAAGCTCTAATGAATGGCTATTTCAAAATTTCTCAATAGAGATCGCAGTTGCGTATTTTAACAAGTATTTCATCAAAAGCGAATCATTGAGAAATTATAAAACTATTATATTTGAAGCTATAGAAGCTTTTTATTTAGGGTATGACCATATATCTATTATGTCACTTTTTCCTGTGTTCGAAGGTGGGCTGAGGAACCTGCTAGTAAAATTCGCAGATGGTGACAACACAAACACAAGTGCTGACAGATTTGAAAAGGAAATAAAAAAACTCATTATTGGATGGGGATTACGTGAGATACCAGACTTTAACTGGTATCCGGGCAAAGGTTATGATATTGAAACTGAAATAGATTTCTTTACGCATTTAAACCCTCAATGCGATGTACTTAATTCAACCAGATCTTTTTTTAAAAATGTCATATATAAATCGACTGGGGGAGTTAATGAAGGTAGTTTCAATAGACATTTGATATTGCATTTATTGAATCAAGATTTCAATGAACCTTCTAACTTTGTTAGAATATTCTTAACATTAACACATATAACCTTTGCAGAAAGCCTTATGAATAATAACGTTCCTTTCTTCTGGGAAGGTGTAGATGATAATGACCGACGAATTGCTTCATTCATTTCGAGAAGCAGTGACGTTTTTTTTGAAATGCGCAGGGAAGAAATCAAAAAGCTTGGATTAAATTTGTACTGATAAAGACGTGGCATTTAATAAAGAGCTAATATGATTTTTGTAGGGGGTCTGATTGACGCACAGGGTGTCGGTAATGTCTACTTTTGGCACAAGCCGGCCTCTCAGTGAATA